AATTTAACCCTAGATTCTTATACTGGTTATTTATATGGTAATGGAAGTGGTGCAGTTACTTCATCAACTACTATACCAACTACTTCTTTAAGCGGAACTATCACTAATGCACAGCTTGCAAATAGCTCAATCACTATTAATGGTAATTCTGTAAGTCTTGGCGGATCTACTACTGTTACTGCCAATACTACAAATTCATTAACCTTTAATACAAGTGGTACAGGAGATGCTTCTCCAGTAACCTTTAATGGTTCAATTGCTCATACTATTTCCTACAATACTATAGGCGCTTCACCTTTAGCTGGATCTACAAGTCTTATTACTACAGGTACAGTGACTACAGGAACTTGGTCAGGTTTATTTGGTGCTGTATCAGGCGCTAATCTTACTAATTTAACTGCTGCTAATTTAACTGGTACGACTTTACCTTCATCTATAGTTAATTCAAGTCTTACTACTGTAGGCACTATAGGAACTGGTGTATGGCATGGAACTGCAATTACTCCTGCTTATGGTGGTACAGGCGCTACTACCCTAACTGGTTATGTCTATGGAAATGGTACAGGCACAATGACTGCTTCTACCACCATTCCCACTACTGCTCTTAGTGGAACTATTACGAATGCTCAATTAGCAAATAGTTCAGTTACCTACAATGGTGTTAATGTTGCCTTAGGTGCAAGTGGCACAATTACTGCGAATACAACAAATACCTTAACTTTTGGTACAGGTCTTACTGGAACATCTTTTAATGGTTCTTCTGCTGTTACTACTGCTATAGATACAACAGTTGTTGCAACTTTGTCAGGAACTCAGACTTTAACTAATAAGTCAATGTCAGGTTCTACCAATACTTTTACAAATATTCCTAATTCAGCATTAAGCAACTCAACCATTTCAGGTATTTCTTTAGGCTCTAATCTTGATGCTTTAACAATTAGCACAGGTCTTTCAGGAACTTCCTACAATGGTGGAAGTGCTGTAACTATTGCTATTGCCAATACTGCTGTTACATCAGGAACTTATGGTTCTTCTTTAATAGTTCCAGTATTAACAGTAAATGCACAAGGTCAGCTAACTTCTGTAACTAATACCACCATTAATGCAGTTACTTTAACTACAGGCTCAATTACTACCACTCCTGTGGCTTCAACTGATATTGCTAATAAAGCCTATGTAGATGCCGCAGTTTCCAATCTTTCTATTAAAGATTCGTGTAATGAAGCTACAACAACAGCACTTCCTACCAATATTTATAACAATGGTGCAAGTGGAGTTGGTGCAACTTTAACTGGTGTAGCAACTGGGACATTAACTGTTGATGGTCAATTAGTTGCTTTAAATGATAGAGTTTTAGTAAAAAATGAAGTAACAAGTGCAAATAATGGAATTTATGTTTGTACTGTAGCTGGTGCTACTGGTGTGGCTTATGTATTAACAAGGTCTACCGATTCTAATACTTCTAGTGAAATTCAAGGTGAATTTACCTTTATTGAAAAAGGTACTGTTAATGCTAATACAGGNTGGGCAAATACCAATACTTCTACTATTACTATTGGCACTACAGCTATCACTTATAGTCAATTTAGTGGTGCTGGAACTTACACAGCAGGAACAGGTTTAACTTTAACTGGTAGTCAATTCAGCATTACAAATACTGGGGTTACTGCAAACTCTTATGGTTCTGCAAGTTCAGTACCAACTTATACAGTTAATGCTCAAGGTCAGCTAACAAGTGCATCTAATACACCAATTAGTATTCCTGCAAGTGCAATTAATACAACCATTCCTAATAGTGGATTAACTAATTCAACAATTTCAGGAATAAGTTTAGGCTCTAATCTTGCAACCTTAACTATTGGAACAAGTCTTTCAGGCACTTCTTATAATGGTGGTACTGCTGTAACGATTGCTTTAGCACCCACAGCAGTAACAGCAGGAAGTTATGGTTCTGCAACACAAGTTGGTACATTTACAGTCAATGCTGAAGGTCAGATAACTTCTGCAAGTAATACAACTGTAACTCCAGCACTTACCTCTATTACAGGTTTTGGAACTGGTGTAGCAACTGCTTTAGCAAATGCAACATCAACTACTGGTGGTATGGTTCTTTATGGTGGTGCTTTAGGTACACCATCTTCAGGCACTTTAACAAATGCAACTGGACTTCCATTAACAACTGGTGTTACTGGAATATTACCAGTAGCCAATGGTGGAACTGGTGTCACATCATCTAGTGGTGCAAATTCAGTTGTATTGCGTGATGCTAATGCAAATATTTCAGTTAATTGTTTATTTGAAGGATTTACAAGTCAAGCGGCTGGCTCATTAATTACTTTAACAGCTTCATCTGTTCAAAATTGGGTAATTACAGGTTCAGGTGGTCAAACTATTAAATTACCTGATGCAACAACATTGCCTAGTGGTGCAGTATTTACATTCAATAACAATCAAAGTTCAGGAACGATTGTTGTTCAAAATAATTCTTCAACAACAGTTGTCACAACACAGTCAGGTTCATTTATTCAGCTTATTTTGTTAAGTAATTCAACTGCGGCTGGTTCTTGGGATTATCATAATGTTGCACCAAGTAATGTAAGCTGGTCTACAAATACTTTATCTTGGGCTGGTTCTTATACAAATGGAACTTGGAATGGTAATGCTGTAGGTATTCTTTATGGTGGAACTGGTCTTTCTTCAACACCTACCAATGGACAATTATTAATTGGTAATGGTACTGGTTATACTCTTTCAACTATTACTGCTGGAACTGGTATATCAGTTACAAATAGTGCTGGTGGTATCACTATTGCAGTCAATGGTACTGGTGAAGTAACTAGCTTTCAAACAAGTCTTTCAGGATTAACTCCTTCAACAGCTACAGGTGGTGCAGTTACTCTTGCTGGTACTTTGGGTGCATCTTCAGGTGGTACTGGAGTAGCGACTCTAAGCGGTCTTGCTTATGGCAATGGTACTTCAGCCTTTACAGCAGCCACAGCCGCACAAGTAGTCTCTGTCATAGGCACTACTGCGGTGACTAATGCGACCAATGCAACAAATTCAGCTAATATAGCTTTAACAGCAGGTTCTGGTGCTACAAATTATTTACACTTTAGCTCTACAGCTACAGGAAACTCAGCAGTGAATACTAATACTTCTCTAACCTATAATTACACAAATAATGCAATTACAAGCGGTATTAATGGTGGGGCATTTTAATTTTGGTTTATAATCTATTTTTTAAAGGAATTTAATTATGGCAGCTAGTGGATTTACCCCTATTTTACTATATGCAAGTGGCACAACTGGTAATACACCTTCGGCTACCAATTTAACAAGCTCATCTTTAGGTGCTGAACTTGCTTTAAATTATACCGATGGTAAATTATTTTATAAGGATAATGCTGGTACTGTTCAAGTTCTAGCTTCTAAGGCTTCAGCTTCTACTACTTTTAGTGGTGGAACTACTGGTTTAACTCCTTCTACTGCAACTACAGGTGCTATTACACTAGCTGGTACTTTAGTAGTATCCAATGGCGGAACAGGGGCAACTACTCTTACTGGTCTTATTAAGGGCAATGGTACTTCAGCATTTACTGCTGCTGTATCTGGAACTGATTATGCTCCAGCAACCTCTGGAACTTCTATTCTTTATGGTAATGGATCTGGTGGTTTTAGTAATGTCACTGTAGGTTCTGGTCTTACTTTCACTGGCGGTACTTTAACAGCGACATCTTCTGGCGGATCTGTAACCTCAGTATCTGTAGTAACTGCCAATGGTTTTGCTGGTACTGTAGCTACAGCAACTAGCACTCCAGCGATTACTTTAACAACTTCTATTACTGGTGTATTAAAAGGCAATGGCACTGCAATTAGTGCTGCAACTGCTGGTACTGATTATACAACTCCTACAGGCTTAGAGCTTTTAAGCAATAAGAGAATTAACCCAAGAGTATCTGCTACTACAACAGCTTCTTCTTTAACTCCAGATGTCTCTGTATCAACTGGCTATGATGAATATGCTTATACAGCTTTAGCATCTGCTTTAACTATTAATGCTCCTACAGGCACTCCTGTAGATGGCAATAAACTTATATTTAGACTCCTTGATAATGGTACTGCTCAAACACTATCATGGAACTCTACTTATACAATTATCGGTGTCACTTTACCCACAACAACAGTAGCTAACAAAACCACTTATGTAGGATGTATTTATAATGCAAATAACACAAGATGGGATGTAGTTGCTGTAACAACTCAAGCTTAAGGACAAAATATGACAACTTGCGCTGTATGCCAAATCTCAGATGGTTTAGTAATTAATTTAATTGTAGCTGAGCCTACAGACCTTCCACCAGCTAATTGCGAGCTTATTGTAACTCCAGATTCATCTGGCAATAATGCAAATATTGGCGATACATGGAATGGAACAATATTCGTAGCACCAACTAGCGCAACTGCATAATGGCAATATCCTTTATATCAGCTGGTACACAGATTCAATCTGTAGCCAATCCTACACCAGGATTACCCTCTGGCTATCAAGCTGGCGATTTATTAATTCTTATTACTGGCAGTGCTAATACTGTAACTCCTACTGTTAGTGGCTATACACAAATAATTTCTACACAATATAGTACAAATACATCTAGTTCTATATTTTATAAAGTAGCAACAGCATCAGAAACTGCACCTACTGTATCAGATAGTAATAGTTCTTGTTTTGCTCAAATACTTTGTTATCGTGGTGCAAGTATAGGGAAAATAGCGACTGCTGCCACAGCCGCAGGAACTTCATTAGCAACAAATACAGTAACCACTCCAATAGCAAATGCTTGGATTGTTAGCTTTTGGAGCAATAACCCTAAAGCATCTACATGGTCTACACCATCAGGAACAACACAAAGAGCTGTTAATACTTTACAAACAGGATCTTATTGCGGTTTTGTAGCAGTAGATGAAATTCAAGCAACAGCAGGTGTTAGTACTGCTAGGACATCAACTGAAACAGGTTCTGGATCTGTAAACGGAGTTGCTTCTGCTTTTGTTTTATTACCTAATACAACCCAAAAAACAGTATTCATAACTTCTGGTACGACATACACAATTCCTTCAGACTATGCAAGCTTAGTATCAGTTGAAGGTATTGGCGGTGGTGGTAATGGTGATAGTTCTTTTGCTGGAGGTGGTGGTGGTGCTTATGCCAAATCCACAAATATTACTGGACTATATGCTGGATTAACTACTTATGTATCTATAGGTGCAGCAAATGGAGACACTTGGTTTAATACCTCTAATTCTGCGCCTACTTTAGCTTCAACTGGGGTTCTTGCTAAAGCAGGACAGTCAGCTAGTTCAACAAATGGAGGTGCTGGAGGAGCTTCAGGTTCTTCTATAGGAAATACTAAATATTCTGGTGGTTCTGGAGGTACATCAACAAATTATACAGCAGGTGGAGGTGGTGCGGCTGGTGCAGGTGGAGCAGGAGGAAATGGATCAAATGATGGCGCTGTTGGTGGTAGTGGTGGTGGTGGCGGAGCATCATTAAATTCTCCAGGTAATGGGGGTAGCACTTCAACAGGATCTAACGGAGCTAATGGTGGTAATGGTGGTTCTGGAACTGGTGGTGGTGTAGGTGGATCAGGTAATGGTGGTAATGGTACAGCAGGCACTGGTGGTGGTGGTGCAGGTGGTGCTGGAGGCGGATCTTACACTGGTGGTAATGGTGCTACAGGATCATATTGGACAGCAACCGCAGGAGGCACAGCAGGCTCAGGTGGTGGAGGCGGTGGAGGTGGTGGCTTTGGTGCTGCTGGTGGTGCTGGAGGTCTTTATGGTGGTGGTGGTGGCGGATCTTCTAATTTAACAGCATCAGGCGCTCAAGGCATTATTGTATTTACTTACAACGCATATACTAATATCACCAAAAAAACTGTATTTATTACAAGTGGCACAACTTACACAATACCAAGTGACTTCCAAACTCTTATCTCTGTAGAAGGTATTGGAGCTGGAGGAGCTAATCCCAATCCAGCTAGTTATGGTGGAGCAGGAGGCGGAGCTTATGCAAAATCAATTTCTGTTTCTGGTTTAACTCCTGGCGCAACAGCATACTGTTCAGTAGGGGCTGGTACAACATCAGGTGCTGGTGGTGATACATGGTTTAATATATCAAGTAATGCTGCTCCAACATTGACAACACAAGGTATTTTAGCTAAAGGTGGACAAGTTTCGGCTACGAGTACTGGGGGTTTAGGAGGGCAAGCATCCGCTTCTATAGGTGATGTTAAGTTTTCTGGTGGTAATGGAGGAGCATACTCTAGTGGAGCTGGTGGATCAGGCGGTGCTGCTGCTCCAGGCGGTGTAGGAGGAAATGGATCAAGCGCTTCAGGTACAGGTGGTAGAGGGGCTGGCGGTGGAGGTGCATCAGCATCTGCGGCAGGAAATAATGCTACAAATGCTTCTGGTAGCACTGGCGGTAATGGCGGTAATGGAGGTGGTGGTACTGGAGGTGGTGCTGGTTCAACAACTACTGGAGCAAACGGAACATCAGGTACAGGTGGTGGCGGTGGCGGTGGTGGATCTATTGGTGGGGCTGGAGGTTCTGGCATTGCAATATGGACTCAAACTTCTAACTCTGCAACAGCTGGAGCAGGTGGTGGCTGCGGTGCAGGAAGCTCAAATATAGCTGGTGGAGGTGGTCTCTATGGCGGTGGCGGAGGTTATGGTAGCTACGCTTCAGCACAAGGCATCATTGTATTTACCTATAATGCAGCTACATCTGTAGTTACCAATACAAGTAATTTCTTTTTATTCTTTATGTAAATATTGATATAATAATTTCAGGGATAAGTCATAACCCTTTTTTTATGACTAAAATGAAGGAAAAAGGACAATGGATCAAGTTACTATTAGTGTAGATTTAGCTAACTCTATATGGGGTTATTTAGCCACTAAGCCTTTTGCAGAAGTTGCTAATCTAGCTACAGCATACCAACAAGCAGTTGGTCATCAAGTGGCAGCGATTGAAGCAGCTAAAGCAGAAGCAGCAACACCAGTAGAAGCACCAACAGCATAAGGAAATAATATGGAAATAGGCGATATTCATAGTTTTGTTTTATTAATACTTAGTGTCGCCTGTTCTATTTTAGGCTGGTTTGCCAAACAATTGTATTATTCAGTTGATAAGCTAAAAGAAGATTTAAACAAACTCTCTGAAAATGTATCAGAAAAATATTTAAGAAAAGATGACTACAGAGATGATATGCACGACATCAAAGAAATGCTTAACAAAATATTTGAAAGATTAGATTCAAAACAAGACAAATAAAGGAAAATAAAATGAAACAAAAATTAAATGAATTAAAAGATTTTTTGATTGTAGTTTTACTATTTGCATTTAGAGTTTTAGTAGTATGGGCAGAAGGCTTTTTAAATGAAGCTTATGCTGTTGTATCTAAATTAGATATTTTAGTAAACAATGAAATTGCAGCAGTTGAAGCTGACAAAACACCAGCACCTACAGTAGCACCAGCAACAAACTCAGACCTACAGTCAAAGTAATTATGTCACTCTTTACTTGGCTCTCTATTAAATGGTGGGTTAAGGTACTTACTTCAGACTACTATAGTCTATTAGGCTTTATGCCAACTTGGTTACCCAAAGGTATTATGATCTTTGCGGTAGCCTTGTTCTTTTTAGAAGTCATCCTAGAGTCTATCCAACAAGTTCCCTATTTTTATAGACTACCTATAAGAATCATTACTATCATTATCTTTGCATCTGGCGCATATTTAAAAGGGGCGCAAGCTGTAATTTTTCATGATAAAGCAGTGATTAAAGAAGTGACTGACAAGCAAGTGATTGTAACTACAAATATTAAAAATACTTACACTAAACAATTAAATGCTATAAAATCGACAAATGCTAAACTTAGACAAAAAATTAATACTAAAGATGATGGCGATTGCAAGTTGCCTAAGTCTTTTATCGAGTTGCACAACAACTCAAGTCAAGGTAGGATTCCCAACCCCACCTGGCGAATTGATGTTACTCCCCCCAAAATTACAGCCCCTACCAAATGATGCTAAACTATCTACCGCAGAAGGTGTTATAGTCGATAACTATACCGCCTATCAAGTAGTATCAGAGCAACTTATAGAATTACAATCATGGATCAAGGAACAGACCAAAATCAAATAAATAAAATCTTTACCCATTTAGTCACTGGTAAGGATAATCAAACCCATGATATAGCTCGCTGGTCATGGCTAATTGCTACTTTAGTAGTAATAGGCGGAGCAGTATGGAATGCTTTTAACTCCCATATTTTTATTATTAAAGACTTTGCCGAATCTATTTCAGTAATTGCTGGCGCTCACAGTGCTTCAATATGGGCTAAAAAAGATACTGAGCCACCGCCAATAGACACCCCAGAATGAATTTAACTACTCACTTTACTTTAGAAGAATTATTTTTTTCTGAAACAGCTTTAAGAAATAATATCGACAACACCACTCAAGATCCTGTGATCTTAGGCAACCTACAATATTTGGCTAATCAACTCGAACCCATTAGAGACTTACTTGGTCACCCTATCCATATCAATAGTGCCTATCGATGCCTAGCGGTTAATACTCTATTAGGATCTAAAGACACTAGCTATCACTGTAAGGGCTTGGCGGCTGATATAATTTGCCCTAGCTTTGGAACTCCCAGAGATATTATCGAAGCCATTATTAAATCAGATATTCAATATGACCAATTAATCTGGGAATATCAAAGCTGGTGTCATATTGGATTCGCAATACCAGGCAATAAACCTAGAATGCAAAAGCTTATTATAGATAAACAAGGTACTAGAGCTTATGAGTGATATATTTGATGACGCATCCGATTTAGAGATTTTGCAAAGAAATACTGCTATAAAATCTATTCAGGATAAAAAACCATTAGAAGCGACTGGTCATTGTTTATATTGCAATGAAGAAGTCAAGGCAAAAGAAAGATTTTGTACTGTGGATTGCAGGGATGATTATGATTTTGAGCAAAGAGTTAAGCATATAGCTGGCAAAATATAGTCTATTTCGCACAGAAACAGCCCTAGAATCACTTTTTTTTATTTTTTGATACTCTCTTAAGCCACAATCTATATTCAACTGTTAAAACAGCCCATAAGACCATAGCAAATAATGCTATTACGCAAAAACAAGCAATAAAAAATCCTACTTCTAAATTAAAGTCCATTTTGAGATTCAACTACTCTTTTAATATCAATCTTTTCTCTTTCAAGTCTTTCAGCTACTAATTGAGCATAACCAGCAATATCATCCCAGTGATCTTTATGATTAGGATTGCCATATAAAATTCTGCTTAACTTAACCATTATCATGTGGATTGATTCTTTTTGATCTGGTTCTAAATCTTCCCATGCAAAAAGACCTGTGATATTTTCCATAAACTCCTGGATAAAAGTAGCCTTTAGCATAAAGTCACCATGAGTCTTTTCTCTTTCTTGAATTAGTTTAGACATCTATAAATCTCCCATGCAAAGTAAGCATAGTAAATAACTAAAAAAATAGTAATCCATAGAATTGCTTTTTGCTCATTAAACTTCATATACAACTCCTCTAAAAGTGACGACTCCATCTTCTAAGACTTGCACAAGCTCTGGTGGTAAAAGCATTCCTTTGTAGAAGGTTAAGACTGCGAATCCTGATCTCCAATCCACAGGTGCATCTTCAGTGTAATTAATGAATTGATCGCCACCTATTTCAGCTAGGCAGCCAGTATCAACACCATAGCGAGTGCCATTATAGTCAGTTAAAGGAGTAACTTTAAGACTATGAAGATGACCAGTAACCATAGTGACACCAGAATTAAGAGAATTAGCTCTAACTGCATTAATTCCACCCTTCCATCTATGCTTGATACAAACATCACCATTTACCCAAGTTGCCCAACAAGGTTTCCATGCAGGAAAATGGTCTTTTAAATGAAATCCTTTTACAAACTCAAATTCTGGTACTTTATTAGCAAGGTGGGTTTCAAAGCGAGCATCATGGTTTCCTAAAGTCCAGGTAAGAAATGGACTAGGTTTAACTGTTTTAGCTGCATCTTCAATACCGCCAAGCATGGCTTTACAAGCATTAAGCTCATCAATAACAGAAGGCTTTTGCTCTAAGAAACCTAATCTGCCAAATCTTGATATACCAGCACCATCAAAAGCATCACCATTACAAACAATGAGTTTAGGTTTAAGCTCTTTGATAAATTTAATAAGAGCTTTATATGCAGTTGTAGGAACTGTATCCCAAAAATGAGCATCTGAGAAAACAATAGCTATACCATCTTCTATAGGGACATTGATTCTTGCTGAATGCCTTTCAATAAATGGCTTATCAGGATTACAATTTAACTGTACTGCATACCTAGCTTCAATAGCTCTGCGTCTTTGATTAATGCCTCTTACTTTCAAGCCAGTAGCTAAAGACATTTTAGTTACTGACTTGTGTTGATTCCAAAGTTTTATAAATTCATCATCTGTTAATAATGGTGTAGGCATAACTGTCCTTTTTAAAAATGCTACTATACTCTAGTAGAAGGTTAATGCACCTATTTTTGTGATCTTTTTTAAACTCCATGGATTTTTAATACTGTCATCATGGAAAAATAAAGCTGTCTCACTTATGGGATTAGGGACATTCTTGAACATGACATCCCATGCTATCAGTTCGTGTTCTAAAATAATTTTGGTGGTGGGGAATTGGTGTTTACCTGTGGTTATATCTTTGATGCCTTCAAATTGAAATCTGCCATTCTTATTTGAATAAACAACTTCGCAGACATCTTTTCCAAATTTACCAGACCGCAAGCGGTTCATAATTGTATATCCCACCGCTTGTTTCTCTTGTATTGTAGATCCTTCTGCATACATCGCTACTGCCATACAATTTAAAGATACTTGAGCTTCCATCATATCCATAAGTATTTCTCCTATATAAATTAAACCATCCTTGCGTCTAACTCTTTAAGATATTCCGATACCTTACCCCATCATTCCATACAAGGTCAAGCTTTGATTTTTCATACATATCAATAACCTTTTCTGGATATATCAATTTTGGTGGCTGATTTTCCAAACAAAAAGCATATACCAATGGTGCATTTTTACTGCTAAACCACTCCATAAACAATGGAATCATTTTGACTTCTTTTTCTTTTATATTGAAGCTACCCTTCACCATAACTACAAAAGTCATGCTTTCGGTGACTACAAGATAATCAGGCAAATTTCTAAGCAAAGGGTTAATGCGATAAAAATTATCCACAGACTTGTATTTTTCATCGAAACCAACTCTGGTAATTTTAAAACCTTTTTCTTTACAGTAGTTTTCAAATAAAATCTCTCCTTTATTAATTACAGTTTGTCTTTCAGCATAAGTATTGTTTCCATTCATCTTATAAGATCCTCTGCCATTTTTTTAATACACCGCTCTTTTAAAGAATGATAAGTGTCATGGGGATTTGGCTTCAATCCTAATTCTTTAGCTTTATTCTCAATACCCTTATCGCTGAACATCCAAGTCTTGTCTTGCTTTTTTTCTTTTTCTTTCTCTAACCACTCAGCTTTAAATCCTGCCCAGCTGTTTTCTACACAAATTATGATAGTTTCATTCAAAGTCTTTTTAGCTTTATCAGCTTCTCTTTGAATGCCTTTAAGAGCTGTAGCTGTCATTGGAAGCTTCTTTGCCCTTCTTAATTTTAAATAATCATTCCATACAGAGGGATCGACACCTTCAGGTGGAGTATATATATCTTTAGTAGATGAAGATGAAGATGAAGATGAAGGGGTTAGATTTTGCTTAACCTTATTTTCAACCTTACCCTTATCCTTAAGATTAGGATTCCCACCTAATTTACCAAACTCAGCTCGCATATTTCTAAGGCTTTCATCCCTTATCATGCGCCTAGAGCATATAGATCCATCCTCATCAATATCATAAACACCTGCTTCTTTTAATTCAGCAAGCCAACCTTCTACTATATCCAAAGATTCACCTACCATTCGAGCAAGGTTTGAAGGAAGGATAACCTTATTACCAACCTTAAGGTAACCATAAGGAGTACCTTCGTGCATGTAACAGATCATGTCCATCCATAATCCTCTAGCACCAGTTGAGCAAGTTCTTAAAGCTGTATCCCTTAACCAGTCCGAAGGATAAAATTGAAATGAGGGTCTTTTCATACCATAACCTTTTTGAGTAGCACACCAAAAAAGGTAGCAATTCCCACTAGGGTAGGCATGAAGCCGACAGGGTACTTTAATGATGTGCTAATTGAAAAAGTCATAATTTATCCTAGTTATAAGGCTTGCTACAGCCATGACGAGCAATATATATTACTTATTTTAAAATTACAAGATATTTATTTCAATCTCGCATTTACCGCCTTTTAAGATTTCACCTCTTCTTAAATACAATTCATCTATTTGACCATCATCATCAAATAAACCAGATTGCACTAAAGCATCTTCAAGAGCCTTGATCCTATTGGATAGATCATTGACTCGCTTATCTTTAAAATACAAAGTTACAGTCAAAGAAATCCTTGATTTACCTAATGGCATGATATTTGCTTGTCTAACTGCAAAATCGACTTCAGCTTTAAAATTCTTAGCTTCAGTTGTTAAAAAGCGCCTATGACCATGAAATTTCCAATAGCCATTGTTTATGGTGGGCGGTAAAGGTAGAGTTAAAATAATGCTTGACATATATTTTTATTATAATATATCATTCGCTTGTAGTACAAACTTAATCATCGGACAGGAAAGGATTAGAAATGACAGAAGTAGCTCAAATCAATCTTAATGACCGCATCAATCAATTGATGGTAGCCGAGTATTCCCCAAATAATTCCAAAAATATCGAAGAAGCCATGCCTGTTGTTTTAAAACAGCATAAATCACAGCTTCAAGAATATATGCAAAATCAGGATTATTCGGAGCTTGGTTATTTAATCAGTAGAGCGATCAGAAATTACTGGTGGAATCATGCTCAAGAAAGAGCAGCCTGGGAATTTAATCAAGGATTAGGAGATCCGTCAGACGAGTAGTATAGTATTACCTGTAGTAATTTTTTTTTAATCATCATAAAGGACAGAAATATGAAATCATTTGTAGATTTAAAAGCAATCAATGTCAATAAGCATACCGAGAAAAAAGGTAATCTTACCTATTTATCTTGGGCATGGGCAGTCGATCAGCTATTAACCAATGACCCAGCAGCGACTTGGGAATATCAAGAGCCTAAACAATTTGGCGATACCTTAATGGTATTTTGCTCAGTTACAGCTTTTGGTAAAACCATGACTGCACAACTCCCAGTATTAGATTACAAAAATAAAGCAATACCAAATCCAGATGCTATGGCTGTAAATACTGCTATGCAAAGATGCTTAGCTAAAGCAATTGCGCTTCATGGTCTTGGTCTTTATATCTATGCTGGTGAAGATGTACCTCAAGAAGTTCCACCATCCGATGACGAGTTAGATGCAGTTATCGACTATATCAATCAAGCAGAATCAGTAGATGCTCTTATGGCAATCTTTAAAAATGCTTCTGAAAAGTATCCAAAAGAAACTCTTACTACCATTAGAGATGCTTTATCAATCAGAAGAAAACAATTGGAAAGTAAATAATGATAGCTAATGATTGTATAGATTTAATTCAGGGAAGCCCAGAATGGATCACTGCTAGACTGGGCTTTGTTAGTGCCAGCAATATTGATAGTGTGATGTCAAAGGGTAAATCTGGCGAAGCTATTGGTCGAAAGAAATATAAAACTCGATTAGTTGCAGAAAGACTTACAGGTCAGCCAGTAGAATCTTATAGCAATGATGCAATGGCATGGGGCGTGCAAACCGAAGGAGAAGCTCGTATGGCTTATGAAGCAGCCACAGGCACTTTTGTAGATCAGACAGGCTTTTGGAAACACCCAGAGATTCAATGGGTAGGATGTAGCCCAGATGGTCTTATAGGTGAAGATGGCGGATGTGAATATAAATGCCCCAACACAACAACTCATCTTGATTATCTATTTACTCAAGAAATACCAAGCGATTATTACAAACAAATTCAAATGAATTTATGGGTTACTGGTCGTAAATGGTGGGATTTTTGCTCGTATGATCCAAGACTTCCAGAGAAAAATAGATTATTTATTAAGAGAGTTGAGCGAGATAACCCAATGATCGAAGCAATGGAATTAGAAGTAAAACAATTTTTAAAAGAAGTAGAAGAATTAATCATTAAATTAGGAGAATAATATGTTCGGCAAAAAAGGACAGGCTCACCCTTTATCTAAATTAACAGATAAACAAAGATTTGAAATAAGAGCTTTAAAGAAAAAAATGCGACAAGTAGAAATAGCGCAACAGTTTGGCATTACACAAGGCGCAGTATCTAAAATTATGAATAACAGTAGATGGAGTTTACTATAATGGCATCGGTCAATAAGGTAATTTTAATAGGTAATCTAGTTCGAGATCCTGAAACTAGAGCTTTCCCAGATGGATCACCAGTATGCAATATATCTATTGCTTGTAATGAAAAGTACAAAGATAAAAATGGTGAAGCTAAAGAATTAGTTGAATATGTCAATATTGTATTCTTTGGCAAGCTTGCTGAGATAGCTAGTAAGTATTTAACTAAAGGCGGATCAGTTTATGTAGAAGGTAAGCTCAAGACCGAGAAATATAATGACAAGAATGGTATTGAGAAATACTCTACCAAAGTCGTGGCTTCAACTATGACTATGCTTGGCGGTAAATCTGAAACTAAGCCATCTCAACCACAAGAATTAAGACCTGCTGCTAGTTTTGATGATATGGATAGCGATATACCTTTTTAAAGGGTTTTACTATCAAAGCCAAAGAGTTCAGCAATCTCGGCAGCTTTAGTCCTAAAAGCTTTTCTATGCTGATTATATGAGGGTACACCTTCAAGATATAAATGCAGGTGTACCATTTCATGGGCAATAGTGGTCACAAAAGTCACAAAATGCTCTTGGTGTTTAGTGCCTATAGTTAAAATATAGGGTTTCATATTCATAGTACCCATAAATTTTAGTTCTGGATCTACTATGAAGGTTATTTGACTGGCAGTAGGAAGCTTCCAATCTTTAAATGGCTTCATTTTCCTTAGCATACTGTAAATAGTAGCTACATCTTCAACTGTAATGGACTTAGACATAGGCATATTTAACCATAATTCATGGTTTTAATGATTACTTTGTATAGCAAAAAGAGCAATATTTTATATACAAACTACTTTGTATTGAATTTATTACATACAAATCTGTTTGTGTAGCAAAATGTGTAATATGTTACACACAAATGTACTAATATTTAGAACAATTGATCTACTAAGGAGAATAATATGTGGACAACACCAGCTGCAACAGAAATGCGATTTGGCTTTGAAGTAACAATGTATGTAATGAACAAATAAGTTATACAAAAATATAACTTTTTAAAAGAGGGCTTAATTGCTCTCTTTTTTTTATTATTTGTCTATAT